ACGACTTCAAGCATCGTGGTGTCTCGAACATCCGTAGAGACCGTGGCTATGTTCCGGTGCTGAATGTCGGAAGGTTCCGGACGCCAAGAACGATCGTTAGTCGGCTCGCGCACTTCTACGAATTGAAGCGTCAGTATCGCAAGTCTAGGAAAGAGAATCGTCGGCGGAACAGGCAATTCCTGAAACGTACTTCATAGATTCCTGAAACAAATTTCAGATGTTGCGTTGCTGGGTCAATTCGGTTATGCTGCTTTGATTCTGCAACTCACTGGGGCAACAAATGTTAACCATGTCGAAGATACTCATAGAGCTGATAACTTTGCTGACTGTTGCCAGACAAATTCTTGTTGAGTTGCGTGCGATCAAAAAGATGCTCGGCAAGCGTATGCCGGGGCTTGTGTTTCTTAAGGTTGTTCGAGAGGAAGACGAAATGCTGTTCTTTAATTTGGTTCTGCCGCCTGTTAGTGCTGCAGATGTCGTGAAGCGTCAAGTGATTGTTACGATCGGAACTGGAGAGCCACAAACGATTGATCTTGTTGGAACTGATCTGAGCACTCCTGAACTGTCAGGCAGTGACAACGATGCTGTTGTTGGAACGCTGGTTGATACCGATGACGCTGGCAATGCTTCGCCTGCGCGTGAGTTCTCGTTTGTGCTGGTGGACACTCTTGCTCCTCCACAGCCAGGCGAACTTGGTATTGCAATTACTCGCGAAGAGTAGTCCAAGTCTTTGGGAAAAACATACTACTTTTTCCCAAAAAACCATGGCGAATTTTAGATCGCGTTAGGCTTGCTCCTGACGCGATTTTTTTACGTCAGTTTGGAGCACAACATGATTATTGCACTACACGGTGACTACGCGAATGCCGAGATGCTCAAAAGAGATGTTGGCGACTTCGCGCCGTTGGTAGATTGCTTCTGGGACGCAAGCGGCTGGCGACCGGCCAAGCGTGAGATCGGAAAGCTCGAACGGTATATTAAGTCGCTTTCGGAGCCTCCGATCTTGATTGGGTATTCTCGTGGTGGCTCGATCATCGCGATGCTGAGCAACAAGTATCCGATTCGAGCTGCGGTACTTTACGATTCGCCTGTGCTGGACTCGTTCACTGTTGGCGGGACGTTCCCGGTGTTGCAGATATGGAACGATCAGGGCGTGATGTCAATGAAGCGACGAGCCGGACAGGCCAGGGTTGCGCAGGAGGTCTGGAAAAGAAATCATCCAGTCACAGAACTGTGGGGAGTTGGAACGCACATCAGGAGAGATCCAATTGGTCATGGATGGGATGTTGGGCTCAACGATCGGATAAAGAGTTGGCTGTGCAATCTAGCTTGCTGAAAACTAATTTCCATTGCTTAGTCCTTCTTTAGATTTCTTTGCTGCCATCTCGGCACTGGTAGTCGTTCTAAGATTCATCTTGTACTGAGTAACGATTCCTGCTGATCCTCCGCGTCCAGACTCTCCCTTGCGGTAAACCTCAGCAAAGTCCATCGACACCAGTAGCTCCATGTCGCGTTGGATCGTGCGAGTGCATACGTCGATCGAACTATCGCGTTGTTCAACTAGGAAGTGCGCATCATTGATAGTGAACGGCATGCGTAGATGCGACAATGCGTCGATCAGCATTAGGATGCGGCGGACTTTGTTCTGTGCTCGCTTCATGCGTCGTATCCAAAAACGAAGTAGCCAGCGTTATTAGGGATCTCACGACGTAGCTTTTCTCTCCATGCGTCAAGAACACGTTCGATCGATTCTTCGTTGAGTGGTTCAAGTCCGTTCTTGCCTTCACGCTTGCGCTGTAGTTGTTCTGGCGTGAGTGCATCGGCTGCGACAAGTACTACGTGGCAAGTGATGTGTTTGAAGTCGTTGCTCATGGTTTCTCCGGTAGGTTTCTCATGGTTGCTGACTTTCTGTTTCTTCATCGTCTTTGACAACTTCGCCAATGTTCCCAAGCTCGGCAATGCACAACACGACTTTGTTGAGATCGTCATTACTTAGGAGCATTGAGAACGTTGGCCCGTTATTGTGACGCAAAAGCAACGTAGGAGTCACCTCGTATCCATGCTCTTTGCAAATCGCTTCCATCTCGGCAATCTTGCTTGATAGCTCTGCGCCCAACTGTTTAACCTGACTCATAATCATCTTTCAAAAAGGAGTTTCATCGTCTTGTTCTAAAACGGTCTTTGGCTGACGACATTTCTTGCACATCATCCAGCCCTTTCCCCAAGTAGGAAATCGCTTGCCGCACCAGCAACGATGCCAACTCAGTTTCATTCGAGCCCACATTGCCCATCCTTGAAGTCGGCACATTGGATAACAACCAGGAGCTGAGTAGGCACTGGTCGAAAGAACTTTCCACCACATGCCGAATTCAAGCCGCATTAACGTACTTAGCGCAAGTGTGTGTTACGCTTAGTGCTTTTCTAATGAACGTCGGAACGGTAGTCAGTTTCTCAAACAAGCTCATTGGTTACTCCGAGTGATACGTCTGTTCGAGTGCTCTTAGATGCGTGGGCCACTTAGCATCACGCTCGGTAAACGACTTGTCGATGAACAGAACTCGATTCGTCGGCTGACAAGTGATGCGGCCGTTGTCGAGCTGGATGAATTGAAACTCTTTGGCTTCATCTGGTGCCTCAGAGTATGCGTCTCCGATCGGAACTGCGGTAAACAGATACTTGCCTTCGTGCTCCTCGGTGTCACCGCATCGAGCTTTGGCATCCAAGCCATAAAGGTACTTGTAACAGATCGTTGAAAACTCTGTGCCGTAGCAGTCCCATCGCTGAGCAAGGAATGGCGTCCACACTTCAAGCCAGTCGTCTTTGAAGCTCAGTGCGTGCAGAGGAACTTCACGATACACCGCGCCACTCTTGAGCATGATCTGGCATCCCCAGATTCGGCCAGTGTAAGCAACGATCCCGAACCACACACAAGGCTCGACTCCTTTCATTTCGCCATTGGTGATGTACTTCCGTTCGACGTAACAGTATTGATGAGCTGGAATGTCACCGGACTTCGAATAGATCAAGATTGACTCTCTTTGTCGGTTAGATTGGAAATCAAGCTACGAAGTTGTCCGCGAGTCTTGATGTGCTCAAGTGGCTTGCTAACGATGGAAATTAGGATTGCCGTGTAACTCGGAGGAACGTAGTAGTAACTAAGTAATCCCATTTGAAACCAGCCGTATCCGTCTCGTGCTTTGTACTCGGATAAAGTGAATCCGATGCTCGTAAGCCATTCGTGTGTAAGTAGCTCGTTATCATCGACCTTGCTTCCTGCTGTTTTGCTGAACTCAACAGCTACGCAACGTACAGCGTTTTTTGATGGAAGGACTACAGTTGATCCAAGCACTTGTTGACATCCGTGCGCCATGTAAATTGCTTCGATCTGTGCAGCCAATGCGTCCCTGCAATTGACTTCGTAAGTCACAAGGCAGGTTACTGTGTGCATTTGTCTTTCGCCCATAATTGACTCCTTTGGTCATTAGTAATCCCAAGCTTAACGTCATTGACCCCGTTAAGCAACTGGAATACACTTGATGCGAACGGTAGTTTTTCAAGATTCTCGAACTGGAGTAAGGCGATGAAGACGTTAGCGGTATTTATGTTGGTGCTGTTGTTGTTGGCGATTCCATGCTTAGCGCAAGATCGCTACCAGTCGCGTCCAGGTTCGTACACTCGATACGCTGAGCGATACGAGATGAACACGCCAAGACTTTACTCGGGCAGCGGGGTATACCTCGGCGAGCTAAGTTCGAACAGGTACGCACCAAGTTCGATCTCGAACCCGTATGGTGTGTACGGAAGTCGGTACAGTCCAACGAGCATCAACAACCCGTACAGTCCCTACGGTCAGTACCGCACTCAGCCGGTCTACGTGTTTCCAAGGAACCGTTGAACGTCAGCGATAACCCGGCGACGGGAGAAAGATTAACCATGGCAAAAACGGCTGGCCCGTCGCTCGGTGTTCATCGCGTTGTTATGCGTTCTGACATCTGCTGGGTAGTGGGTGTTATCGACGCATACGGTGCGGTCAAGTCAGTCGTGCAGACATTTGACGAGCAACCCGAAGCCCATGAATATCTATTTGGTTTGCATGGTCGCAGGTTTCGGAAAAAGTAACCATGTCAAATAAACGTGCAAGTCCGGCTTCGGATCAACCCATTGTTCCACGGCCACCACGCATTGGCGACAGAATCAGAATCACGAAAGACATTGATTGGGACGGTGAAGATTGCCACCCACCATGCACGCTAGCCCATAAAGGCGACATGATGCACGTCCGAAGGATTCGCGGATACAACGTCATGGCGTGCCACAATCTATTGGATGAATCAACAATGCTGGTTCAGCAAGGGGAATACGAAATTGTCAACGAATGATCCGAGGCCACCGTGGTGGCCCGATGGATGGCCTTGGCCATTCGAGCCAAGCACCGAGGTTGAGTTCGTGGACGAATACGATCACGAAAACGATTGCCCGCGATGCCAAGGTAGCGGCGAAGTCACAACGGCAGATCACGAATCCTATTTTGGTCAGAACTACAAACCATGCCCAATGTGCGGCGGAAACGGAGATAGATGATGAGTACAGAACAAAACGGCATTCATGCCGGTAGGTATTACCCAGAAGTAAGGCATTTGCGTGAGTGTGCAAGAATGGACGAAAACGAGTTGCTTAAGCGCACGAGAGACGGCGCTATCTATGGAAGCGGACGAAGGCAAATACAGTTGCTACTAAGGTTATTTGATGATGCGATGCAATCGCGTCACTCGCTTGGTGAGATTGAAGCCGCATGTGGCGGCGAAGTCGCTCAGGAAGTGAAGCAAGCCCTTGACGAACGAAGGGAGGCAATCGCCAAAGGACGAGCAGAGTATGGATTGAGCTGTCAAGGATTACTTGACAGCTCGAAAGAGGCGATGATTGAAAACGCAATGTTGCGTGCCGCGATACATAGGGTGATCGGTATTCAGTTGGGGCACGAAGACGAATACACGCAAGTTTGCGTCAACATTCTCCGAGCGGCGTTGCTCGGAGATTATCGGGAGCCAGAAGTCGCGTACTTAGATTCTTAGGTCCGTGGAACAAAGTCATACACTGCGCCGCGCAGATTTAATATTAATGATTGAGTAAGTTCCAATGAAACGCATCGAGATAAAACCAGACGACGAGTACGGCGATCTAACAGTCATTCGTGAAGTCGAATCGAAGGGGAAGCGTCATGTCTTATGCAAGTGTGCATGCGGCAATGAGGCTACCGTACGTCTAGGTCACTTACGCTCAGGTCATTCAACTACATGCGGTCGATGCGGCATTGAACACAATGGAGTGCGAAAGACGATCAGCGAATGGGCGAGTCTTTATGGCTTAAAGGAGTCAACGCTGCGAGCAAGACTGAAGGTCATGGAAATCGGAGAAGCTTTGAAAAGATCATAACTTGCTATTGACCCGCTGTCGCAAGTTGTGTAGAGTGGTAAGTGTTGGCTCCCGGAAGACTCAACAGACAATACAAAACCGTTGGTTTGCTGCGCACTTCTTTCCGGGAGCCTGCCAGTAGGTCAACGGTTTTTTCGTGGAGTGATGCGATGACGACTGATGTAAAAGTGTCGTGGAAAGCAAAAGAAGCTGCTATTCGTGCGTTGGAAAAGAATGGAAGGGTTGATCCTGCGGAGTTGATCGAAGTCGCTCGCGATCCTGAGCATCCTTGTCACTCAAGTTTCACTTGGGATGTCGAGCAAGCTGCCGCTGAACGATGGAGAGATCAAGCACGCGAGTTGATTCGTTCTGTCAAGTTTGAAGTTCTTGTAGAAGACGTGGGCAACCGAGTGTGCATGTACGTTCCATCGGGCGACGATGATTCTGTTTTTGTATCACTTCCAAAGATTCGAAGTAAGTCGCAAGCATCTGCTGTTGTGCTTGCAGAGGTGTCAATGCTTCTCGGCAATGCGTCTCGTGCATACGGAATAGCACTATCGAAAACAAACATCGTTGGCGCTGACGTTGTTGCGGCGTTGATGTCGATTCGAGATCAGGTTGCAGCGTTAAAGGAGCAGCTTGGCGAAGGTTGATTTACTGGTCGCGGTACGTTGGGGTAAGTCAAGGCGTGGTGCGTTTTGGTGGGTCACGGTGAGGCGGTCAAGGCGGTCAACGTTTGGTTCGGGCAGGTAAGGCCTGGTGACGTGTGGTGTGTTGGGGCGGTTAAGGCAAGGCGACATTAGGTCAGGTCAGTTGCGGAGTGTCAAGGCGGTCACGGTATGCCGAGGCAAGTTCTGGTGGTTTGAGGAATGTCTTGGAAAGGCGGTCAAGGTTGGGTCTGTCTAGTCACGGTGTTTCGAGTTATGGATTGGCGGTCTTGGATGGGTTTGGTTCGTCGGTACATGGAAGGGCCTGGTGCGGTGCGGCGGTCTTGGGCAGTCGAGCGAGGTTAGTCGAGGCCGGTTCAGGTGTGGCGGTCATGGTCCGTCGAGGAGGCGCTAGGTCGGGCATGTCCTGTTAAGGCGGTCCGGGCGGTGTCTGGTTCGTTATGGAGAGTCGCGGTTTGAAAAGTCGCGGCGGTCATGGATGACTCTTTTTCGATCGAGATAACGTTTCTCGATCATTACACAGTAGGGAACTCAGTTCCCACAATTTTGAAAGGTGCCATCATGGCAAAAGCAAGTGGAGTTTTAGAAGCGATTGAAGTTGAGCCTCTGCGAGTCGGAAGTATGCAAGTGTGGTTGAAAGGCATTACACCTTTGATCTGCAATCGATTGGCCGCAAAGGCTCGACGTGAGTTGTTACTTCCAAAGGGTCGTAAGTCAACTGCGGAAAAACAGCAATCGTTAAAGCATGATCCTGTCGCTGAGTACCGAGACAGTATGAGTGTTCGCGCTGGAGTTGGTCCTACTCGGATCGTCTTCCCTGCTCCGGCCATCAAAGGTTCGATGGCAACTGCAGCGCTAGAGACGAAGGGAACGAATAAAACTCAGATTGGCCGTTTGGTCTGGGTTAAAGATTATTCGGTCGACGTGTATGGCATTCCAGAGTTGTTCATGGCTGTCGTTCGGTCGGCTGACATGAATCGAACTCCGGACATCCGAACTCGCGCCATCCTGCGTGAATGGTGCATACCGGCAACGATTCAATTTGTTAAACCTCAGCTATCTGAAAAGGGAATCATGCAGTTGCTTTCCAATGGTGGAATCATCGTTGGGATTGGTGATTTCCGTCAAGAAAAAGGCAAAGGCAACTTCGGCCAATTCAGCATTGTTACTGAAGCCGATTGCAAGGATATCATCAGGGGTGGTAGCTTGAAGCAACAAGACGAAGCTATCAAGAAGCCGGTATGCTTTGACAGTGATACCGAGGAACTGTTGGGATGGTTCAAAGAGGAAGTTAAAGTTCGAGGCAAGGACGAACTTGTTGCCTAACTAATAACTGGTCGCGGAAAGTTATGAAAGGTAGGTCATGGTGTGTCGATTCATGGCGGTCAAGTCCTGGCGGGGGTCGGTAAGTTACGGCGTGTTTAGTTCTGGCGGTTTTGTCAAAGCTAGGCTGCTCGTGGCGGTCGAGGCGTCGTTTGGATAGGTTAGTCGGGGTAGTTTGTAGTTTGCCTTGGCGGTCGTGATTGACTCGAGAGAGTTCATGCTGGATACTTCTGGCATGAACTCTCCTTTTTATGACCTAGTTCCAAAAGATCCAACTGAGAATCTTCGTTGGCGCATTCGTTGCCGCGAACGCGCATTGGTAGATAATCGATTTCGCGATGCTCTTTATCATGCGTGCATGGAAGACGTGCTGTTCTTTTGTGCGTTTGCTCTTTGGGTGATTGAACCACGTTCTAGGCACAAACAGCAGCCAATGATTCCATGGGCTCATCAAGAGCCGGTTATTCGTGCAATGGACGACACGATTAAAGAGGCGATGGACACGCAGCATCCCGTTTCATTAACAGTCAAGAAGTCCAGAGCGCAAGGAGGAACGTATTGCTATCTTGCTGTGACGATTCAAAGAGCAATAAAAGAAGCTGGGTTTACGGTCGGCCTCGTCACAAGAAACGAAGCACTGGTTGACTCGAAAGTCGATGATTCGGCGGTAATGTACAAAGTCGCTTGGATGCTCGACAAGCTCCCAGTGTGGATGATTCCAGATGGCTATTCACGCAGTATGTCCGATCACGTCATACGCTTACCAAACAATTCTGGGTGGAGTGGATACGCAGCAACAGGCGACGTAGCACGGGGCGGTAGAACGTCGGTGTTTTGCTTTGACGAGCCTGGAAGCGAAGAGTTTGTTGCTGGCAACAAAGACTTCAAAATTCTTTCGTCGGTTAGCCACGTATCTAACTGCGTGTTTCTAGTTTCAACATTCGGTGTTGACTCGGGTGTGTTCTACGAAGCGGCTACCGACCCAGATAATCCGAGAGTTTACAATCTAAGCTGGAAAGACAATCCAGATCACTCCAAGCTTATTTACAAGGTGGTCAATGGCGTTGCGGTAGCACTTCGAACGGAAGAACAGGCAGCAGTTACAGAGTACGTCGCGACGCATCAGCGAGAGCTAAAAACGATCGAACGCCGAGGACATAAGATTGAAGGTCACATCCAGTCGCCATGGTACAACGCTCACCGATTGCTTCCAGGATCTACGCCAAGGTTTATTGCTAGAGAGCTGGACGAAGATTGCCGAGGAGCTGTCGGTAAGGTGTTCAGCCCTGAATTACTCGATCGGGTAAAGCGACAGAACTGCCAAAATCCAGTGTGGGTCGGCAATCCAGTGTTTGATTCCGAAACGTGCAAACTCACAGGGTTGATTCCACGAGAAGACGGAGTGTTAAAGCTTTGGTTTCGTCCAGGAATCGACGATTCTCCTCCAATGGGACCGTTTACGATCGGGTGCGACATAGCCACTGGTGGAACAAGCGCCTATGCAACGAATTCTGTGGCTACCGGCTTGGACAATCGAACTGGCGAGCAAGTAATGGAATACACGATCAAGGGAATGCAGACGATCCCTTTTGCACGCAGAGTGGTTGGATTGGCGATGTGGCTAAGAAACGCTTTGCTCGGATGGGAAGACTCCGGTGTTTCTGGCGCATTTGCTAAAGAAATCGGCGAAGTACTGTGTTATGGAAATGTGTTTTTCAGAAACACAGAGCAGTACGGTTCGCAAAAGAAAACTCGCAAAGTAGGGTGGGCTTGCCAAGATAAGCACAAGGCTGAGATGTTCGAGCATTTTGCCTTGGCAATGGAGCAAGGAAGGTTTGTCCCTCGATCGAATGAAATGATTGTTGAGTGCGGCGAATACGAGTGGGATGGCGCAAAAATCATTCACGCGCCGACAAAAAACAAGGGTGCAACGGAGAAGAATCACGCTGACAGAGCTATCTCGGCGGCTGGTTGCTGGCTGGTGTTTAACACCGATATTGAACCCGGTAAGATTGACACGAGTGAAGAAACAGGTCAAACTCCTGAGTATGGCAGCTACGGATGGAGGGAACAGCAGGAGCGTCAACAGTCGAAAGTTGGCTCTCCTAACTGGGGAATCCGTGACGTTTTACGAAGTCAGAGATAATACCTGAGAGGACTGTGATGAGCGAAGACAAGAGCACGAAGGCCGACCCAAAGAATGAAGTCAATGCTAAGCTTGACGAATCAATAGGACGGCTATCCGACATGGCAAGAACAAAGCCTAATGGAGCAGAGGCTATGCAGTTTTCGCAAGCAGCTCTTAACTTGGCTCACACGAAATCAATTTTGCAAGCCACCGAACTTCAAGGCAAGTTTGTCAGCGAAGCCAAGGCTGAAGCCACGACAGCCAGGAAATAGCTGGCACCTTTAGGTTAGTAGTTAAAGGCTGGTGCTAAAACCCAGTCGCAAACACCCCACGGCATTTGCCGCTAATGTTGCGACTGGCAATGATAGACTTATCAAACAAAGACAAACGAGGTCGGCTCTTAAAGGCTATCAAGTCTTCGCGCGATGCGTTGGAGCCGTTTCGTCGTGTCCGTAAAGAGTTGATTAAAGACTACGTTGGCTCGTGGTATGCTGAGACCGGAGCCGAGAACAAGACGCTGATTAACCTGATTAATCAGACCGCGCGTATCTACACGATTTCTTTGGCCGCCAACAACCCGCAGGTTTTGGTCTCTACGCCAAGAACTGAGAACATTGCTTTCGCTCGCCGCTTTGAAGTAAACCTGAATAAGCTCATTAGCGACATGGCATTGGATCAGACGTTTCGGATGATCGTCTTAGATGCGTTCTTCTGCATCGGCTGTGGCGTCGTCATGATGCGTGATACTGACACGCGATTCCACGGACTACTCGAAGGTGAAGAGGACGTTTGGATCGATCCAGGTCAACCATGGTTCAACCGCGTTTCGCTTGACGACTTGATCCTGGATATGTCGGCGAAGGAACTCAGCAAGATGCGGTATTGCGGTCACCGCTACCGTGCTGATTACGAGAAGGTCATGGATGAACCTGGGTACTCGAAGAAGGTCAAGGACAAGCTAAGGCCGACCAGTAGATCGCACCACGATTCAACCGGCGCAGCAAGAGACATCGCTTCCGATCCTGGAAGTGCAGAGGATGATGATCTCAAAGACATGGTGTGGCTAATGGATCTCTGGATTCCGGAGAACAACTCCATTGTCACGATGCCATGCTACCAAGATGACTTGGAACCACTGATCGAACGTGACTGGACTGGATCGCAAGGTGGACCGTACAAGTTCCTGTCGTTGGGTGACACTCCTGATAACGTCATACCAACGTCGCCAGCGGTGAACTTAAAAGGCTTGCACGATCTTCAAAACAGACTTCACCGCAGGATGGAGGAGGACTCTGACGCGCATCGAGTCGTTAATACTTACTCTCCATCTGGCGCCGATGACGCCAACAAGATTAAAAACGCCGGTCGCAACGACTGGGTTCGAATGAACAACCCCAAAGAGCTGGGGCAGGTCGAAGTAGGTGGCATTGACCAACGAGACATGGCAATGGCTACATTCGTTCAAACTGAGTACGACCGAATGGCTGGCAATCTTCAAGCCATGGGTGGACTTGGACCACAAGCCGCGACGTTAGGACAGGAAGAGTTGGTTCACGGAGCGCTCGGCAAGAATGTAGCCGACATGCGATTGTCTGTAGTGAACTTCGCTGCCGAGTGCATCTTGGATTTGGGTCGGTTGATGTGGGAAGACGAGACGCTTGAGCTGCGTACGTCGATGCCAGTCGGCAATAGTGGCATTCAGGTCAGTTCTGACTGGACTCCAGACTACCGCATGGGAGGTTTCGAGGACTATCAATTTCGAGTCGAACCATACTCCATGATCTTTAAGACGCCTCAGCAGCATCTTCAAGAGTATTTCCAAGTACTTCGCGAGATCGCTCCATTGTGGCCGATGTTCCAAGCATCCGGAGCCACGCTGAATGTTCAAGTGCTCGTCAAGGAAATGGCGAGACTGATGAACAAGCCCGAGATCGAGCAGCTAATCACGTTTGCTGTTCCGGCCGAGATGCTTGGTGGCGACGAGAACACAGTTCGGCAAGCACCGCATACGGTTCGAGAGACAGTACGCAAGAACGTGCCTACTGGCGGAACCGCTGATGCTAGATCTAACTCTTTAATCCGCGATCTCATGGCTGGTCAGTCCTCAAGCACTAATGGGCAACAATCCTCTATGTTGCAGAGGGCACCAGCATGAAAAAACAAGATTGAAGCGCCAACGCTGCGTGAAGCAATGGCAGTTGCAGAGCGAATGCCCGATGTCGCAATGTGTGTCGAAGCCAGTGTAGTCCCAGGTGGAGTAGCAACATGAACAAAGTAGTTCACAAGTACAACGGCAAGGTAGTGACTAAGGCAGAACTCGACAAGTTGATGCCTCGCAAGAAGCTTGAAGGCCCAGCGATGACTGCCAACACATATACCGAACACGATCCGTTGATTTCCGAAGGCTGTGGCGTAATGCCATCGCAGGTCGGAGAGGCTCGCCAATTGATCCGCCAACACAACATTGCTGGGGCTCAAGTTCGCGACAACGGACAGATTCAATTCACAAGCCGCCGCGCAAGAAAAGAATTTCTTCAGCGCAGGGGGTTGCGAGATAATGACGGGGGGTACTCCGATGGTTGATTACCCTAAAAACCGAGCAAAGAGGAAACCGCTGGTTGAGCGAGAATGCCAAGCGTGTGGAAAGAAGTTCATGGCAAAGCCATCCAATGTCGAAGTTGGCGGTGCAAAGGCATGTAGCAAGGAATGCTCTTATAAGGTTCGCAAGACTCGCAGTGATAAACAATCTCGCAAGGCGTATGAGTGCAAGCAGTGCGGAAAAGGATTCGTAGAGGACCGTCCAAGAGGTAACATGCAATATTGCTCAAACAAATGCAGCGCCACGGCAAGAGGTTTAGCGAGGCGATCGGGAAGAAGTGCTGGCAGAAGGTCATTGGAGTTTCGCGTGTGGTCTAGGGAGATCGTAAAGCGAGACTTGAAATGTGTCGATTGTGGCGCAACAGAAGGGTTGCAAGCCCATCACATTAAAGGCTGGAACGAAGCTCCAGAATTAAGGTACGAGCTTACAAATGGGGAAACTCTTTGCTGGCAATGCCATCACACTCGGCACCCAGAATTGCCGTTGGCTTTGTTCGAAAAGAGATCAAATCGCAAAGCCATTCCGTGCGAGCATTGCAGTAAGCAGTTCGTAGCAAAGAAAGCAACTCGCAAGTATTGCTCACAAGAGTGTGCGATAGAGGCAACTGCCAAGCGGCCTGTTAACATCGTCCAGTGCGAGATATGTGGAGAGACCATCGTAACCCGCGACGCCAATAGGCGATTTTGCTGTATGGCGTGTAAGCGAGTCGATGACTCAAAGCGAATGCTGGGTCCTGTTGGAGAGCGAATGCGATCAGTAAACCCGATGCACATTCGGCATCGCGAAAAAAACACAAATCGACACAACACAGTTCACGGAGACTGATACCATGTCATTGACCGACCTCGACGAAGTAACATCAAGCACAACTAGTGCTGAAATCCAAGACTACGCCAAGAGCGTTATCGAGGAAATCAACCAAGATCGACAGGGCGAGCCAGAAAAGAAGTCTGACGCACAGATCACAAACGAACACGCTGGCATTCAACAGCCAGGAGACAAAACACCTGCCGAGAAAAATTCCGGCAGTAACACCGCCACTGATGATGGCGAGGAATCCGGCAACGCAGAGGAAAGCATTGAATGGCTTACCGATGATGTTAAAGCTGAGGCTGCAACGTATGGCATCGACGAAGCTGATCTAGCCGAGTTTGCCAGTCGTGAGGAGTTGGATCGGGCATTCCGATTGTTTGACAAGAGTGCGATTGAGGCTGGCCGCAAGGCATTAGCCGAAGGCGAGAAAGAAGGCACGACTCGAAACGAGAAGGGCCAATTTGTCAAACAGGAAAAGCCCAAGACCGATCCTACTAAGGAGGAAACTCCGAGGAATGGACGGTACGAGGTTTCGCTGAGCAAAGACATTTACGACGAAGAAATCATTAGTGAGTTCACGCGAATGCGTGATCACTATGAATCTCGTTTGGAAGTGTTGGAATCACACTTCGCGGAAGCAAGTGCAGTTTCTAAGGAACGGCACTTCGACAGCTTAGTCGATTCTCTTGGACACGCTGATTTATTCGGCGCGACTGACAAGGAAACTGCCGAGGAGAAGCAGCGTCGAGAGGACTTGTTTGTGGAGGTTGAAACCTACCTAGCAGGTCGCAAGACACTGGGTCGACCAGCAGAACTTAACGAATCTATTGTCAACCGAATTGCGAAATCACTCTTCGCTGATGAAATTCGCAAGAAGGAAATTAAACAACGAACTCAGAAAGTCTCAAGGCAGAGCAATGGCCGCATGGGCGGAAGCCCGACTAAGCCATTGAAGCCGTCTGACGATCCCCGCGATCGTGCTGACAGGCTCTACCAAGAGATGTCTGGTAACTAACATAAGGAGGTTCCATCGTGGGACTTGGTATTGACCAAATTGATGACTTCGTAAACACCATTCACCAGGAGTTTGCGGGTCAAGAAAGACTTGCGGCGCAAGATATCAGCTTGCCGTTGCAAGAGTACAAGTACGCTTCGCGCCTTTTCAGTGGCAACTTGCAAAAGGACACCATGAGCACATCACAGTGCAAGTGGAAGGTCAAGGTTGCTACCAACAACAACTTCCAGGTTGTTGGACTTTACCACCGCGATTCATCCGGTCGGGTAAACACTATTTCCGAAGGTTCGTTGAAGTGGGGTCTAACGACCAACAACTACCACTATGACATCGACGAAGAAATCTTCCGAACTGGTGGACGACAGATTTACGATTACATCAGAGGCATGGAAGATGACCTGATGACATCGTTCTACCAGGGCATGGAAGACTTGATGTTCGGACCTGGACCGTCCAGCCCGACGCAAGACCCATTCTCGCCAGTGTCGTTGCTGTGGTGGATTACCGCTACTGACGACAGCACTACCGAGAACAACTCGGAAGAAGGCTTCGACGGCTACGCGCCAGTTGGCTGGGGATCGAACGGTGTCGGAGGAATCGACCCAACGGTTTACGACCAGTGGCGAAACCGAACCTTCCCATACGCGGAAGTGACTCGAGAAGACTTCGTTGAGAAGATCATCAACTCGATGGACTTGTGTTCGTTTACTCCTCCTGTCTCGCGACCTGACATCGTTAGTCAGACCAGCAATGACTGGGAGTTGTTGACGACACATAGCCGTTTGGCTGCATGTCGTCGACTGTTGCAGTTGGGCAATGACAATATCGGCGACGATATGGCCAAGCACAGCGGAACGGTTTACGTTCGTGGTACACCAATGAACTGGGTTCCAGCTTGGACCAATGCCGCTAGCGTCAATCAGCGCAATGACGGTGTTGTTCTCGGAGTCAACTGGAAGACGTTCAAGGCGTACTACGCTCAAGGTCGCCAGATGCGAAAGCGAAAGGCTTACCAGCACCCAGAAATGAGCAACGTCCGCGTTCGCTGCATGGACGATAGCGTCCAAATGGTTTGCTTTAACCGTCGGGCTAACTTCCGTGGCTACTGCACAAGCACAGTAACGGAAACCACCTAAGATTTGTCCACAATTGTGGACGTTTCAAAGTATCCGTCTTTTGGCGGGTGAGACGATAACCCACACCCGCCACCATTTTGAATCTGGGAACACACCCACCCTTAGCTGGGTCTCCCGCTTTTACTCAAGGAGTGCATTATGCACACACATTTCAGTGAACTTTCGACAAGGCTCTTGTCGAACAATATTTGGAAAGACTTTGGCATGCCAAAGGGCATGAATCCATCTGGCAGTTCTTTTCACACACCAAGCGGGAATGCCGCATTTGGTTTTTTTGACGACTTCCTCACGTTCAACGCTACGTCGCTGGTTGGTCCGTGGATGAACCTTCTCGGAACTGGCTGTACTGCAGCACTGGCTGCTGACACCGCGACCGAAAAGGGTGTTCTTGCACTTGCCTTGGACGGAAACGCAGCGAACGACGAGGCTGTGCTCAAGTGGGGCGGTCTGGCTTCCGCGCCGTTTTTCCTGGCTAACAAGGATCTTGCGTTTGAGTGCCGTTTGTCGGTCAGCGCAATCACTGCCGCCAAGTGGTCGTATGGCGTAGGTCTCGGAGAGGCCAACATGATCGTCACTGACGGTCTGTTCGTGGACACCACAGGAGCCTTGGCGGACAAGAACTTCCTTGGATTCAATCACCTTCAGGCCGAAGGAGCTGCGATCGACGCGGCTTACAAGGCTGACGGTCAAACGTACCAGAACGGTGCAACCAAGACTAAGCTTGACTCGCTGCACACCGCAGTCGCGTCAACTTACGTCAAACTTGGGTTCCGGTACCGTCCGAACCCAAAGACGATTGAGTTCTTTGTCAACGGTGCTATTCCTGGTGGCAACATCAGCCCAGCTCGTCTGACAGCTACCGAGCTTGATGCCGCTACATTCCCTGACGATGTGTTCTTGGCACCGATCATCGGCGCTAAGGACATCGCAGGCAACGCTGCATTGACTATCAACATCGACTGGATCGCTTGCGCTCAGTACGAGTAATCAGTCTGTAGATTCAGGGGAGGCGGATTTTGCCGCCTCCCCGATCTTTAGCGTCTTCAAGATAGGGCGATCCAATGACCAGCACCAATGTAAGCTTCACAATACTGCAAGAGCGTGTTGGTCATTATCTATTTGGTATTCGAAGTGGCTTTACTTCAGACCAGGAAGCCGACATTGCTGACTGCCTGAACGATGGGCTACGTCGCGTTTACTCTGCACACAATTGGTCTT